GCTTCTTTAATCATATTCTTACTATTTTTCAATAAATCTCCATTTATTACTACATATCTCTTAGTATCAAATGTATTTGCTATAGTTGTTTTTCCACTTGCTGGATATCCTACTAATACTATCATTTCTTGTTTATCAAATGCTTTAATTATTTGTTTTTTATCATCAGTAATATGAAATAAATCATCTGGAGAATAAATATTTTTAATATTAATATTTTCAGCAAATTTTCTATCACTATCACACCAGTCTCCTTGTCTTCCTAAAGCATCACCAACGAAAAATGATTTTTTCATATCTATTTTTTTATTTTTAATGATAATATCAAACATAGTTCTATTAGGTTTTTTATCATTTTCTTCATATCCAACAGATATTAAAGATGGAATTTTTAATGTTGATAAAACATTAGTAATTTGTTGTAATTTCATTTCAGTATTTTTTGTTTGATTTGATACGATAACTATACAAAAACCTTTTTCATAATATTTTTGTAAAATTTCTGGAACTTTTTCTGTCATCCATCTCCAATCATCTAAAGCTTTTGAAAAAGTTCCATTTGATAATGGTTTAATAAGTGTCCAATCATAATCAAACATTGCCATTTTTTGTCTTAAACGAAATTTACCAATTTTAATGATATGTGGTGGCATAATATACCTATATAATTAAGTTAAATAATAATTATATCATTTTTTATACTAAAAATTAAAAAAAATGATTTAGATATATTAAATAAAATAATTAATCAAATGGAAGCATACATTCTCAATACATCAATTGGATTTGTTAATGATAAGAATGGAGATGCTTTTATTGAAATCAAAGATATCGAAAGAAATGAAGAAATTAATAGTAAGGATAATTTCTTTATGAGAAAAATAAGGAATTTATTAGGTATTAGAAAAACTAATAAGATTGACGCTGAAGAATTCGTCTAATTTTTTTATTTCTTAGGTGGGAAATGATGAGAAATTAGACGTTGTAGAACGAAGAATGTAACTACATCAGTATCCTTTACATTAAGAATTTTCTTAAGTTTCTCATCAGGAAGAATGATACGTTTATTATCAGGTTTATTAAGATTATGTTCCTTTACATAACTATTAATATATCGAGTAATATCTGTTCGAGATTTCTCGGTTCCATGAGGAACACCGATAAAATCACATAGTTCCTCACTAATCTTATTAGGTTTAGCAAAACCAGAAGGAGACTTACGAGCATTTTCACGTTTCTTCTGGATTTTATCTACAATCTTCTTAAGTTTATCATAATCCTTTGAAACCTGTTTAAGTGCTACTTGAATTTCCTTATTAAGTGTCGTAAGACTTGAAATCTTATCAACAAGAACCTTAAATACATCCTCTACAACATCCTTATCTTCAACAACCTCTTCCTTAACAGGAACTTCCTTCACCTCTTCCTTAGGAACTACCTTCGCTTCTTCTTTTACAGCGTCTTTAGCAGATTCTTTAGCAACTACAGCTTTAGCAACAACCTTTTTCTTCGGTTCTTCAACAACTGGTGCAGGAGGAGGTGGCGGAACAACTTCAGGAACAGGAGTAGATTTTTTAACTGGCGCCATTTTTAATATGATAATTATATTAAAACATTTCTTTATATCATTTTAAATTTAGACAGGATTTCAATCATACTTTTTTTATCTGCGTCTAATAATTCGCACCATTTTTCTTTTTCTATAGGTTTAATATTAAATTTAATAATTAAATCTCCTTGACATTTGATTCCTTTATTTTTGATGATATGGATGAATGTGAAAGGTTGAATATCAATTTCTATCATATCATTATTGAAATATTCAATAGTTCTTTTACCACCATTTAGATATTCGCATAAATCTATATTTAAATCCAGATAGATATCCATATCAATATGATAAAATCCGTTATTAATATTTTTATCATTAATTAAATCCATAGAAATCATTATTTCATGTTCATCGTCATTATCATCAAAATAATTAATGGTATGTGATGGATATTTAGAACAATCAAGATTTATATAAATAGGTTCATCTAATTTTCTTAAAAAAATACGTAATTTCTTCTTATTAGGACTGAATAATTCTTGATATTTAATATCTACTGAGATTGAATGTTTTTTAATTTTTGTTCGCATTTTCTTAATAACATCAACGACCCCTTTGAATAAATTGCTATTAGTAAAATCATTAAAAGAATTCATCCAATCATTATAATCCCAATTATCATCTTCAAATTCAACTTCTTCATTTAATAATTTTTTATAGGCATTAGTAGCATCCATAAAATATTTAATTTTCTTATTCTTTTCTTTTTCATCTTTGATATTATTTAATTTGTCAGGATGTGAATTTAATGCTATTTTTTTATAAGCCTTTTTAACTTCTTCTATAGAACTATTATCAGGAAGATTAAGAATTTTAAAAGGATTATTTAACATTAACTTAAAAATTATATTTGATTATAATTTTAAATAGAAATGAATTATAAATGTCATTATGATATCGCATCTGTTATATTTGCCGACGAATATATATCAACATCTTTTAAATATGATGAAGATAAATCAAAATGGTTTTATAAGGATATTGATGAAATATGGAACGAGGATAAGGAATTAAAGAAATTGAAATATGAGATTACGACAAGAGGTTTTGATAAATTTATAAAGAAATATGAGAAGGTAAATGAGAAGAAGGATGAGATAAGTTTTTATAATTCTGTATTTTATTTAGAGACGGCGTTGAATTTAAAAAAGGATAGTTATATAAAAAAGGTTATTAAGGAATTAAAACAATTTTATTAAATTTTTATTAGAATATGAATATTGAAAAAATAAAGGAAGATTTATTGAAACATTTCAATGGTAATTTTAATATTCCTGAAGTTATTTCATATATAAAACAAATTAATTCATTAAAAATTATTAAATATAAAAATATAACTTTTAAGATTTATTATAATACCAAAGATGATTTGGATTTTAAATTAATTAAGAAAGTTATGAAAAGAGGTGCTTTTTTATTAAAAAAAAAACAAATGACAATACATTTAATACCATCGCTTGCTAAAAAGATATTAAAAGATGATGGAATTATGACAAGTGAGAATATTAATAGTGGTTTTACATATGTAAATAGAAATGATATATATATATTTAGGAAAGAAGAATTTCCTAAAGTAGTTCTTCACGAATTGATTCATCATGATTTAAATATTCATAGGGATGAATTTAATGAAAAAAATAAGAAATTATTACAAGAACATTTTAATATTTGTGACGAGACGACATTAATTTTAAATGAATGTATAATTGAATTATGGGCGACAATTTTTCAATTAGCATTTGTAAGTATTGATTATAATTTAGAATTTCGAAAAATATTTAATATTGAAGTTATGTATTCATTATATAAATGTCATCAAATATTAAAAATTCAAAAAGGAGATAAATGGAAAGATAGATGTAATATATTTAGTTATATAATATTTAAAACAATATTATTATTAAATTTAAATGAATATATAAAAATTTATATGTATCCAAAGAAATATGATGATACATCTCTAACAGATTTTTTAATAAAACATTCGAAACTTCCAAATATTCAAAAAAATCCTGAATATTCCTCTAAAATTAAAAGACCAAATAATTCATTATGTTTTATGTTATTTAGTGATTATTGATTTAAGGACTTTAAATGAAACAATAATTAAATGAGAAATCACGCTTTTGTAGAAGAAGTAGCATCTAAAATGCTTTTATATAATAATAATGAGTATTTGATAGATATAGACGAGGTAATAACTACAAATCAATATGGTTCAACGATATCTAATTTATTAGCAAATATAAAGAATATATTAACAGGTGAATTATTTAATAATAACATTGATATAAAAATAACGAAGAATTCATTAAAAAAATATATATTTCAAATATTATTATTTGAGAATGGTCATAAATGTTGTTTAGAAATTATCTAATCTAATCTACATAAATATATAGTTCTATCAAATAGAGCTATAATTTCATCCATTATATTTTGTATTTCGCAATTAGATTTAAAAGTTTTATTACGAATTCCTCTAACAACTTCTCTTTCAGTTTCTAAATAATTGATAAGATTACTAATATCGGTAGTAGCTTTCATATTAATTTCAAAAATTTCTAATGGTTGTTTATTAAAATGACCTATATAAACTTCTAATAATTTATCTATAAGATCACTTAATCCTCCGTGAAAATCATCAAGAGTTTTATGAGTAGAATATTTCATAGTTGAAAAATGATATAATTTAACTTGTCCTATTAAACCAAAAAAATATTCAAATAGATTCTTGGTTGCTGTCATCTAATAAATGACAATGATAAAAAATTATATTAAATAATTCCAAGTTTCTTCATAGAAACATTTATCCTCAAATTCATCAATCATCTCTTGTTCGAAATGTTGTCTAAAACGTCTAGCATATTTGAGATTGATGAAATACTTTCTAATCAACTTCTTCTTATAATAAGACATTCCTTTATTAATTTTCTAATAAATAATAATCAATTTTTATTTATTATTATTTAAAATAAAAACAAATTTATATAATTATAATGTCTATTGAAGATATTGATTATTTAAAAAAGCATAGTGTTAAAGAAACTTTTTTATTTATCGTTGATAGTAAAGATAGAGATTATCTTAAATATCCTGATCCAAATTATTATTCAATAAAATTAAATACACCTTTTAAAAATGTTATTGGTATTGAAGTAATTGATTATAGTATTCCTCGAACTATGTATTCTTTGGATATTTATAATAATAATTTATTCTTCTACATTGCTAATAGTTCAAATGATTATATTGTCAATAATGGTTTAGATCCATTAAATACTAATATGAATATATTTACAAAATTTGAGATGAATGTTGGTAATTATAATTTATTAACATTCATGCCTACATTTAATTCATTGATGCTTAAAAAATTTAATGAAGATCCTGTTAATTATCCTTCGCCGATAGAAATAATTACTTATAGTAATCCACCTGAATTAACAAATGTCATTACTTTCATTTGTCAAAAACCTTTTATATTAAATATGAATGAGAGTTCAATGGCAGAAACACTTGGTTTTTCAACGAATATTAGAAAAGAAGATGATAATATTAAATATAAATATATAGGTAAATATGAAAATAATTTAAAATTCCTTAAAGTATTTCATAGTTTTTATAATTCAAAATCTGAAAGATATGAGATAACAGCACCTGGAGTTGTTTTTTTTATAGGTGAAAAATATATTACTATTAGATCTCCTGAAATAGAAGAACATTCTTATGGTTCTTTAGCTTATAATAATTATAATCTTGGAATTGCTAAATTTAAAGTTAATACAATAGGATTTAATGAAGAAAGATTTGAAATACAAAAGATACCATCAAGAGAATTTCATCCTATTGGCAAATTATCAAAATTAACATTTCGTTTTGAAGCTTCTAATAATAATTTGTATGATTTTAAGGGAGTAAATCATTTAATCACATATATAATTTATTATTATTCTCCTAAATTTAATTTAACAAGTGAATTTAAATCTATATTAAATCCAAATTATAAAAATAATTTTAATGATTATAATTATTATAATAAAGAACATGAATTGGACGATGAAGAAGATAGAGAAGAATTTTCACGAGATAAGTTATTAGAAACATACAAAAAGAATGAATTATTATATGAAGAAGATGACGAAGTTGAAGATATAGATGAAGAGGTTTAGGATTTCATACCACCTTTAAATTTTTCAACATGTTCAATTAAATTATCTAAATTCTTTTCTGTGAATTGTTCATTTTTAATTAATGATGTTAAATCTTTTGTAGTTATTGAACCTGCTGATAATCCATTTAAAATTGATTTTTCAAATGAACTTAATTCTTCTTCTTTTTTCTCTTTTTCTTTATTTTCAAATTTTTCTTTTACTATTGTTGATGTTTGGCATTTACAACCAAATAGAATGATAAAGAGAATAATAAAAGCAAGTAATAAAGAAACCATATTTAAAATATCATTATATTCAACCATTTTCTATTTATTAAAAATATTTATTTATTTATAGAAATATGACTTCGCTTGATTTAGCATTTGATGAAGAATTTGAAAATACTCTTCCTGTCCCCTCTAAAAAACAAAAATCTATTGAAGATTATCAACAAGCATCTCAACCTCCTCAACAACCTCAACAACCTCCTCAACAACCTCAATATCAACCTCAACCACAACCACAAATAAAGGAACAATTTAATAATTATTATCCGTATCAAGAGCAAGCACCTGTTCCTCAATCACAAATGAGAATTCAACAAACATATCAATATTCTTTTTGGGATAGAATGGTAATGTCACGAAGAGAAGTAATGAAATTATTTATATTATCAATTGTAATAATTCTTGGTATTTCATTAGAGAAAATTGGATGTCATTATATAAATGAGTATTTAACATCGAATGATTTAACATATATTCAAGAATTATTAGTTCGTTTTTCTTTTCCAATTATCGTTTTTATTATTTTATGGATTATTAAATCATTATAATTATTAGAATAAATGGATAAAAAATTCTTCCTCAAATTATTAAAAGAAATATTAAAATTTATCAAAACTGAAGGCTATAATATCATATTATTATTATTAGAAACTCTTAAAAAACCACCAATTATTTGTAAAAAAATTAAAATAATTAGTGATATAGCAATATTTATTTTATGGTTATTTTTAGTATCATCTTTATTATGGATGATTTATGAAATTTTCAAAAATATCTATATATATTTCAAATTAAATTCATATAGATATTTTAAAGATGGTAGCGCTAAATTTAACGATAGTCCTTTATTTAAACAATTAGAAAATATGTATTATTTTAATGACTATTTTTCAATAGATTTTATATTTATAACATTTGTTTTAACAGCAATATTCGTTATTTTTAAATTATATATTTTTAAAAAATTATTAGATAATGATGAATTACATTTTAGATATATCATATTATTTTGTTATATATCAATATTATTAGCATTTATCTATTATATATTAAATTATATAAATATAATAAATGTTGGTAAAGGTTTAAATGCTATAAATCGTATATTTTATATAAATATTAATAATGATTTTATTAATAGTAAAAAGATATGTAATTATCTTGATAAAAAGAATGATTTTGATAATAAATTTGTGTATGGAAAATGTAATGATTTAAAAAATAATATTAGTGTTAATCGTCTCTATGAATATATAAAATCAATATTTGATGAAATTAGTCGTAATCATTTACCTGCTAATGATATTAATAATAAAAAATTTAAAACTCTTGTTGATAAAAATGGGGTATTATATAAGGATAAGATAATATCAGCATTATTTACTTTTCAAATTATAAAATATTTTGTGGATAATGATTTATTGGAGGAAGCAAAGGATTTCTTTTCTGCTTTTAATATGATATATACACCTAATATTCAAATAATAAAAAAGAAGATAAATCCTATTTTATATTTAAAAATTGATAATCTAATGATATTTGAGAATACTTATTTATTTGAGGGGGAATTAAAAGAAAGTTTTTATGGAAATAAAGAAATATTTGAGTTTATTAAATTTGAATATAATAAAATTCAAAATCAAATTCAAAAAATTGTAGTGGATATTTATGATATTTGTAATACAAAATTAATGTCTATATATGTATATTACTTTTCATTATTTATTGTTATATTAATATTATTTTCTATATATTTATATGATAAGGAATATAAATTTCCATATATTTAATTATTTTTCTTAAATAGATAATGACAATAAAATATATTGAAGAATTATTTAATATTTTCAAAAATATTAATAAAAATGATGATAAAAAAGAAATATATATTAGTCAATTTATAGTAAAATGTTATGAAAACTTGACTAATATTAATCAACTATTTTCAAAACAAAAAACTCATTTTGAAGTAAGTAATAATAATATTAAAATAAAGTCAGGTGAATATGGAAATTCGAATGAATTAAAAAATCTTGATGAATTATTTGATTATAATGATTATATTAATAATATCTTAATTGATAATATATATATTAAATTTGTTATATTTATTGAAGAAATTATAAAAATTATTAGTAATAATGATATAAAAGAATTATTAAATTTAGATGAAAATATTAATGAAAAAATAATTGGAATAATTAAAGAAAATGATGAAGAAATATTAAAAAAAAATAAGGAGATAAATAATAAAAATAAATTAATTAAAGATGCTAAAGATAAGGTTTTTACAAAAAAACAAAATTTACAAATATTGCAAACTAATAAAGATGAATATTTACAATTAATACTTGATTTTATTGAAAAAATAAATAATTTAATAACTAGTTATTCAAGTGATTATGAAAAAAAAATAGAAGAATTTTTACAAAAAATATCTGTAGATAACATTAAAAAAGTTATAACTAATTTTAGTGATAATTTTTTTATAAAATATTTAAATATTTATTTTAATAATTTTATAAAAAAATCTAAAAAGATTTTAAAAGATAATATAAATGAAAACGAATATTTAAATATATTATTTAATCATTTTAAAAAAACTATTAATGATTTTAAAATCCCTTATTTTAAAGATGTTATAGAAGATTTAGAAAAAAAATATAGTTTTTTTAAAAAAGATGTTTATGATAAAGATAATTTTAATGATTTAAAAATTTTATTAAGATATGAAGATTTATTTAATACAAATAATGGCGAATGGATTAATGATAGTAAGAAAGATGATAAAATAAAAGAATATAAGAATAAATATGATGAATTATTATTAAATTTACAACCACATAACATTGAAGTTAGTAAAGAATTTACTGAATTATATAATTATAGTGAAAAAATAAAATTAATAAATGAAAAAATTCAAAAAGGAGAAAATTTACAAGAATCTGAAAGAGATTTTATTACTAATTTTGATGATATTATAGATTTAATAATATCTAATAATCCTGATAATGATGAATTAAGAGAACAAGTAGAAATAGTTAAAAGAGCTTTTAAATCAATTAAAAAAGGAGATAAAAAAATTGCCGATGTTGTTAATGATGAAATTAAAAATGGTAGAATTATTAGAGATGTTGTTAATGAAAAAGATAGAGATCCAGAAACATTATATTTTGAAAATTATATTAAATTTTTTAAACTACCTCTAAAAATGTTTACTTATGGAGGAATATTATTCGCTTTTATTGTTCTTTTTATATCTTTTTTAGGTTTATTAATACTTATTTATGATATTATAATAAATACAATTAAATTATTTGTAAATTCGGCAAATTCAACTAACAATTTATCATTAGATTATATAGCAAAATCTATTATAAGATGTAATAAAGATAATTATGATAATGATAGATTTTATATATTAACAGAACAAAAACAAAATTTATCAATTTTTAATATTGGAGCATATACAGTCTATCTTCTTATTATTTATTTTTTATTATATTTAATATTACTTATTTATTCATCTTTAATGAAATATAATTTTGTTGGTTCAATAAATGATATTGATAATAATTTTGTATTTTTATTAATGATAATTTTTTTAAGTGTTTATAGTTTTATACATTTACTTGTATTTAAATATTTTTTTAAACCATATGTATATATTCCCTATAAAACTATAAATGATGAAGAAATTGAAATTGATAAAATGATAGCATCGTATATAATTATTAAAACTGATACTGGTCAAATAGTAAAATTTAATGATTTCTTTGATTTATTATATGATTCTTCAAAAATAGAAGAATTAAGTGATTATTTTTTAAAAGAAATTAAAAATATGAATAATGATGGTTGTTTAGAACAAAAAATTATAATTTATAATTTATATGAATATTTACGTCAATATGTTAATTTTGATGATAATTTTAAATATAATTTTAAACAATATTGTTCTAATGATGAAAATAATAAACCTAAATACGAGAATGGTTCATCAATAACATTTATATCTATGCTTAAAAATGATGAAATTAAGATTATATCAAATTATCACGAAGAATTAAATTTTATAAATAAATTAGATGATAATATAGAATTTTATAATAAATTGAATACTGAAGTTTCTAAAAAAATTAAGGAAATTAATAAAAAAATTATTACTCATAATAAAACTACACTTCCATTTTTTATAACAATAGTATATATGATTTTAATATTCCTATTAAATTTTTTTATTGTTTATTTAATTATTCAACAAATTATAGAAGATAAAAATGATGCTTATCATGAATATATTCATAAAGCTTCTAATTTTATAAATAAAAATATATATCAAATTATACTAAAAAAATTAAATATTTCTAATAATAAATAGAAATGATAATATATTTATATTTATTATTAGGAATTTTTATAATAATGTTTATTTATTATTTAACAAATATTAAATGGTATTTTGATTTTTACAAAACTATGGAAAATAGTTGTCTTTAATAAAAATAGAATGGAATTATTTAAACTTCGCTATAATTTATATAAATATTTAATTAAAAACGATTTTAATTTTAAAAATACTTTAATTTCTTTAAATGTATTTAAAAATCTTATTTATATAATAATTATTTTTTTTATTTTAATTTTTCTTATCGGTTTTGAATACATTAATTTTTTTATTATATTTTTTATAATAATCCTTATTATCTTAATTTATAATATTGAAATTATATTAGTTAAATTAGATGAAATAATATCCAACAAATCTTTTCAAAATTATTCTAGTTATTATAATACCCTTAATAAAATATTTAATATTAATTATGATAATATTAATGATATAGATGGTATTATAAATAGTCTTGACGCATCTAGTTCAATTACAAAAATAGAAATGACTTATGGAGGTGTTGGTTATACTCCTGGTACAGAATATACTATTACTATTACTCAAGCGGCACCAGCAATAATAGCAACAGCAAATGTTAAAGCATTACGAAATGGAAGTTTAAGTGGTGAAATATATAATTTAACTAGTGGAAATGGATTTACAAATCTTGATATTATACCTACAATAACAATTACATCTAGTGGTGCTTCAGCAACACCAATAGCACCAGCAATTTTTAAATATTATGTAAGTAATCATTTAACCATGTCAAATATTAAAGAATATTCATTATCATATATTAATGTTTATGAAAATATTAAAAGAAAGATTGGATTTATTGATAATGTATTAAAGGAGGATATAGATGAACATATTAATTTAATAAAGAAGGAAAATGAATTATTAAAGTATATAGATATTTATGATAATAAATATGATTTTTTAAAGAAATTTATAATATTAAATGAAGATAAAAATGAGAATTTATTTAAAATATTTGGCAATATTCCAATAACAGATTTTATAGAAAAAATGAATGATAAAACGATATTAATAAATTTAGAAAATTTAGAGAAACATAATGATAATAATAATATTAAGGATAAATATTCTAAATTTATGAATGAACTAGAATTAAAAGATTTAAATTTTTTAGAAAATCCTAATTTAAATCATAATGAAAAAATACTTAAAACAATAGCAAATTTTGATATAATATTTTATTATTTATTAATAATAATTATTATTATATTCACCATAATACTTCATATTTTTTTTATAAAATTATATTAATGGAAAAAGAAAAGACTACGTGTGATAAAAAAACTAGAAAAACACCAATAAAATTTAAATCTTTAAGATTTGAAAAATGTATATTTATGACTGATGAACAATTTAATAAAACACAAATTCATAAACCTAAAAATACTTTATTTATCGAAAAAGTAATTTATGCTAATTCTACTGATGATATTGATAATAATATTAATAATATTATAAATGATATTCATACAAAATTAATTGAAATTTATAATCCTGATATAAAAATCCCTTATCCTATTTTTGTATTACTTGGAAGAGAATTAGAACTCGATTCTAATTTATTTGACTCTGAAACATTTGAACATGATCCTAAAATAGCACCACCTTTTCCTGATCCTTTAATAATAACACCTCAACAAACTATAAAATATGGAAATACTGATATACCTATATATGATAATAAATTAGTAATTCTTGATTATTTAAAAGGATTTTTTAAATCTGGTTTATCAAATGAACAAGATGATTATAAATATAATTCAAGTTTAATAAATACATATAAATTTAAAGGAAATATTAGAATTTATTTATATGTTCCTTTTTTAACAAATACTTATAAATTTATAGCAAATTTATATGATTTAACTAATTCCTTCTATTTCTTTAATACAATTATTAATAGTAGTTATTATATGAATATAGATAGAACATCTACATTTGATGATGATAAATATAGAAAAGAAATGACAAAAAATAAAATGAATAAAGACATGATTGAAATAATTATAAATATTATTAAAAATAATGATAAAAGTAAATATATATTATATGATGATTTAATGAATCTTTGTTTAGATGGTGGATGTTTAGCAGATGTCGGTGATGATTTTAATACAATACTTCCACCATATACAGATGATGATGATACTAATAATAAGAATGCTACAGATAAATCGCCATTTTTTCCAAATAAATGCTTATCAAAAACGAATGGATTTTTATGTAATGTTCGTTTTGCTAATAAAAATACGGATTTTCGTGAATTTATAAAAAAGAATGCTATCAAAGAAATTCAAGAAAATTTGTCATCATATACACGTATATCAAATAAAGTTCAAAATTCCCAAGACTTATCACAAGAAGAAAGTGAATATTTATCTAGATATACATCACCAGTAAATTTAGTAATTTCAATAATTAATAATTTCATAAAAAAATATTATTCAAATAATCTTAAAGATAGTAGTAAAGATGATATTAAACTTAATCATTATTCAAAGATATATAGTGAAAAAATTATTAAAGAATTAGCATATTTAAAAAAGATGAATGGAATTCCTGAATTTGTAATGTCATTATATTTTTTAAAAGAGGAATTATTAATTAATAAGATTGGATATATGCCTTTTAAAAAAGTATTTCCTACATATGAAAACGTATTTAATTTTGGAGATACATTAAATGTAGATGAAATATTATATTCATTTGATAAGAAATATGGAATGAAATTAAATAATAATGGATTTGTTCCTGTATTTAAAACAGATACTAAAAAAATTATTTATTTTTTAAATAAGGAAATTATTAATAATCCTATTGAAATGACTATACAAGAAAATGGTCTATTAATATCATTTGAAAATAATCAAGGAAATATAATAAAAAGAAATTATTTATATAAAATACCATCATTAGTCGATGATTGTGAATTTTGCAAACCTCCTTTTAGTTTAATAATAAAAGATGATGGTTATATAAGTATTTATGGAAATGGTTATTATGATGCTACAAGTAAAAAATTTAAAGAATTTATTAATGAAGAAATAAATTTTATTAATAGATATAATAATGGAAACAATAGAAACGGAGAAACAATATATGAAGCGAATATGGATGATATATCATCAATACAGAATTCTTTAAATGAAAAATCTATAAAAGTTAAAGATGAATATTTATATTGTTCTCAAAATAGCATAGGTTGTAAAAAATAATTATTTTTATTTTTTTTTCCATTCATAAATTAAATGAACGATTGGGAAATATTAGATTTATATTTCAAAGATCATAAATATCCTTTCACTAATCATCATTTAGATAGTTTTCGTGAATTAATTAAAACCTATATTCCACAAACTATTAAATCATATAATCCAATTACTATGATTAAATTTAACGAAAATAATAAAAATATTAAAATGAAAACAGATATTTTTATTGGTGGAAAAAATAGTGATGAAATTTTCATAGATCATCCTATAACTTATGAAGATGGTGTTCAAAAGATTATAACTCCAAATGACGCAAGATTAAAATCAATTACTTATGAAACCCATTTATATGCTAATGTTCTCATTGAAATTACAAATGAAGATAATGAAGTATTTAGACAAGTTATTGAAAAAGTTGCCATTGGAAGTATTCCTATTATGCTTCACTCAGACATTTGTGTTTTAAATGGAAATGGTAATAAAGTTCTTCAAAGATTAGGAGAATGTATATATGACGCAGGAGGATATTTTATCATAGATGGTAAGGAGAAGATAATTATAGCACAAGAAAGCGAGACAAATAATTGTTTAATAATTGGAAAATTAAAAGATGATGATAATTTTTCATACAAAGGGAAGATTAAATGTTCAGGAGAGATTGGTGAAACAATACTTGTTCCTAAGACACTTGAATTTTATTTGGTAAAGACTGATGAAGAAGTAACAGAGAAATTTAGTAATAGTAAGGGATGTATTTATTTAAATCTTCCATCAATTGAAGGAAAAATACCATTATTCATATTATTTAGAGCATTAGGAATAGAGAGTGATAAGGATATTTATGAAACTATATTTGGAATAAATAATAGTCCATTAGAAGAAACATTTTTTCAAAATTTTATTCGTCCATCTATTTATAATAATTATTATGAGAAAGATGGTATTAAATATTATATATATACTCAAGAAGATGCTTTAAATTATCTTAAATTTAGAACTAAATATCAATCATTAGAACATATAAGATATATATTTGCTGCCGATATATTTCCAAATATAAATTTATTCGAAAATAAGGGAAAATATCTTGGATATTTAACGAAACAATTTTTTAATGTTATTTATAAAATCAGAAAAGAAAGTGATAGAGATAATTATTTTTATAAAAGGATTAATATTAGTGGGTTTTTATTGGCAGAATTGTTCCAAGAAGCATATATGAGATTAAGAAAAACTATTCGAGATACTATGGATAATTTTTATTATTTTGGAGCTTGGAAAAATACCAATAATTTTTCAAATTTTATTAATAAAGATAATATCTATCGTCTAATACCTGTTGTTCTTATTGCTAATACTTTCGCTAAATCTCTTAAAGGTCGTTGGGGTCTAGAAACAGATGATGATCCAGAACTGGGACGAGTTCAAGATTTATCTCGCATTAGTTATATTGGATATTTATCACATCTTCGTAGAGTTAATATGCCAATTGATAGAAGTTTAAAAATAACATCTCCTCATAAACTTCATTCACATCAATATGGAATTATGTGTCCTTTTGAAAGTCCTGATGGTGCTTCTATTGGATATTTAAAAAATCTTGCTTTATTAGCAAAGGTTACAGCAGGAACAAATCCGCAATATATTCGTGAATGTTTATTAGATATAGGTGTAATTCCTATTGAAAATTATAATCTTAAATTAGATAGAAATATTACAAAAGTTCTTATTAATAATAATTGGTATGGAATTACAAATGATCCAATAAAAATTTTAAGAACTTTAAAAGCTTATAAAAGAAATGCTTTAATAAATATTTTAACATCTATCTCTTGGAATACATTTGATAATGAGATAAAGGTATTTGTAGATGCTGGAAGAGGTGTTAGACCATTAATAATTCTAAAAAATGGTAAATCAGGATTAACAAGAGAATTTAAAAGTTGGTTTGATATGATTATAGGGAAATATAATAAATATGGGAAAAAAGAAAGAAGTGAAGAAATTTATTATAAAAATGAATATACAAATCCTAAAGGTTTAGAAATATTTGCTAAAAAAACCGATGAAGAAATCTTAAATATGTTAGAAGAAGAAGGAGCAGTTATTGAATATATAGATCCTCAAGAAACAGATACTTCATATATTGCTATGACTAATAGTGATATTAATAATTATCATACTCATCTTGAAATTCATCCGTCTACTATGTTAAGTGTAGTTTCTGCTAATATTCCTATGTGTAATCATAATCAATCTGCTAGAAATGTTTTCCACGCAGCACAAACGAAACAAGCGATAGGAATATATGCTACAAATTTTAATAAACGTTTTGATACTTTCGGATTTATTCAACATTATCCACAAAAAGCTATTATTAATACTCGTCATGCTCAATATACTGGAAGTGATGCTATGCCAAATGGTGCTAATTTAATAGTTGCTATTATGACTTATTCTGGATTTAATCAAGAAGATAGTTTAATGATTAATCGTAAATCTATTCAAAGAGGATTATTTCATTTATCTTATTATAAATCTCTTTCTGCTAGTGAAAAGAAAGTTTCACAATATGAAAGAGTTGTTTTTGCTAATCCTATAAAAATGAGAGAGGAAGGTTATAAGATTAATGGAGTTAAACATGCTAATTATACTTTACTTGATGAAAATGGTGTTGTTAAAGAAGGTTCTTATATTCCTAAAGGTCAATCAGCAGTTGTATTAGGAATGATATTAATTAAAGATGTTCTTAAAGAAGTTAAAAGAGGATTATTTATAGAACAAGTGAAGGAAACTACATATACTGATGTTTCTTTAACAACTGATGAAACTTATTATGGTAAAATTGATAAAGTTTTTATAGGTTCTAAAACATTAGATGATGATATTCGTGTATGTAAGATAAGATTTTTGAAAATTAAAATACCAGAATTTGGAGATAAACATTCATCACGACATGGTCAAAAAGGTGTTATAGGTATGATATTAGATGAGGAACAGATGCCATTTACTAAAGATGGTATAAGACCAGATTTAATAGTAAATCCTCACGCTATTCCATCACGAATGACAATAGGACATTTAGTAGAATGTGTATATTCTAAATTATGTTGTTTGGAGGGATTTTTAGGAGATGGATCAGTATTTATTAATTTAGATTATGAGAAGATTTATGAAAATTTGGAAAAACATAAATTTGAAAAATATGGAAATGAGATATTATATAATGGATATAATGGAAAACAGATAAATTCATCAATATTTATTGGACCAACATATTATTTCCGTTTAAAACATATGGTTGCTGAAAAGATAAATGCTCGAGGAACTGGACCAAAGGTTCAATTAACGAGACAACCAACAGGTGGAAGAAGAAAAGCAGGTGGATTACGTATTGGAGAAATGGAAAGGGATAGTTTAATATCTCATGGAATTTCCAAATTTATAAAGGAAAGTTTGATGGATAGATCAGATAATTATAGATGGATTGTTTGTAAAAAATGTGGAACAGCACCAATATATAGTGAAAAAATTAAAGAAAGTTATTGTAAAAATTGTGGAGGAACAGAAATGAATATTATAGAAACTCCATATTGTTTCAAATTATTAACGCAAGAATTTGAAGCGATGGGTATTCAAATGCGTTTCAATTGTGATTATACAGATCTTCAAATAGAAGAAGATTTTAGTGATGATGATATAATAGTTGGTGATGATATTGATGAAGATGAACCTAAAGATATTAAAGTTGAATTAAAATTCAAGGATAAATTTGCTAATATATCTATAAAAGAACTTATAGCAAAAATAAAAGCTAAATTTCCTAATATGAAAGGATTAACTCTTAAAAAACGTCCAGACCTTTTAGCAATATTAGAAGGTGTTGCTAAGGATGTTAAGGATGTTAAGGATGTTAAGGATGTTAAGGATGCTAAGGATGTTAAGGATGTTAAGGATGTTAAGGATGTTAATGAAAAATCTAATAAGAAAGATATAATAGATGCTGTTAAAAATAAATTTCCAGATATGAAAGGTCTTGAAAAGATGAAGAAAGATGATTTATTAAATTTATTAAAAAAAGATGAAGTAGTTATTAAAAAAGATGAAAATAAAAAAGAAGCTAAAAAAGATAATAGAACTATTAATCAATTAAAAGATGAAATTAAAATTAAATTTCCAACTTTAAAAATTAAAGCAACTATGAAAAAAGATGATTTAATAAAAATTCTACAAATGACAGATGATGAAATTGAAGCATTAAAAAAGAAAAAAGGTGGAGAACCTGATGATGAATTAAGCGATGCTGGTAGTGATGCTAGTGATGAAGTTAATGATAGTTTTGATGATATTGAAAATAGTGATGGTAGTGATGCTAGTGATAATGATAGTTTAGATGATAGTGATAGTGGTGATAGTAGTGGTAGTGATGGTAGTGGTAGTGATAGTAGTGGTAATGATGGTAGTCTTAATATAGGTGGAAATGATGATAATATAAATAATAAAGTATTTATTGATGAAATAAAAGTAATTAAAATATAATTAATTGATAGAAATGATTGATTTATATTATAATATAATTATAATTGTATTAGTTCTTGTATTATTTTTAGCATATATACTAATAGCATATTTTTATACTTCCTATAGTAATTATAAAGAAGATGTTGATGATAATTTTGAAAAAACTAAAAATTATATAAATACAAGTTTTTCTAAAATAGATAATAATATTCGTTCAAGTATTACTGAAAATAATACAAAAATAAATAATACTAGTAATTATATAAATGATATTAATAAAAAAGTTAATAGAGTTGATTTAAAATCGGAAGATAATTATTATGAAGTTAAAAACTCTATTAATAATTATTCTTCAAATTTAAATAAAACAAATTTACTTATTGATAGTAATACTATAAATATAAATAAATTTGATACTAATATTAAACAATTTCTTCAATATAAATCAAATGGAACAACTATAAATGAAGCAATTTATAATTATCAATTTGGTGTTTCTCCAAATCTTTCTTTAGATTTATTAAGAAATGTTACCGCTATTTCAGGTATGACTATTGAAACTGATAATATATCTAATTTTAGATTATGTGATAAAAAAAAAAATTGTATGGATATGAGTATTAACAATGGAGGTCTTAATATATTTCCTACTAATTTCAGCACTAATACTACAAATAATATATTTATTTATGATAAGAAGAAGGAGAAGATATTAGCTAAATTTGATTTAGAAAACCGAGGAATTTATTTAGGAGGTGAAGGTGAAAATGCTGGAATGTATATTAATGATAGCAATGTATATATTAAAAAAATAAATATAATAAATAATAGTGATAATTATTCTTCTGTTAAAACTCTTTATGATAAACAAAATAAAGGTCAAATACAATCATATAATACATATCCTTTTGAACTAGATGATATTAATAATAAAACAGAAATAAATGGAATTTATTCTATTATTAAAGGAACAGAAGCACCTCCTCAAAATGAAATAATATTTAATTTCAAATGTTCTAATGATATTCCTAGCGGAACTACATTATTTTTTAATATTCAAGAATTATCTAATACATCTACAACAGATATTATTATAACAACAATTGAAACTATACCAGCATCAATAATTACTTCTGCGGTATTAAATACAAATATTATTAAAGTAATAACATCAACTATAATTAATAAAGATAGAAATTATAGAATAAAAATTAAAAATGTTGAATTAAAAATTAATAATATTTATACTGAACCAACAATAACAAATATTATTAATCATCGTTTATAAATAAATTATTATTATTTTTCTTTTCATTCATATAAATTAAATGAAATTCATTAATTTTTGGTAAAATATCATTATCCCATTTTTCCTTATTAAATTTTACCTCCTGAATATTAATCAAATTCAATTTCCAATAATTATATTTACTTACATTATCAATCTTATCCATCTCCTTATAATTATCATCAATTGTTTGTAAAGGTTTCGAATAAATATATTCAATTTCTCCCTTCTCCTTTCTCAATTCAGCAATAATTCCATGATAATTTACATCCTTACATTCTCTCTCATATTCCTCTCTTGACTCATAACAACTAAATTCACATTCAATATAATCACATTCTTTTAATCTACAAACTGCCAATTGTCCCTGAATTTGATATTGATATTTTTCAGGAATTTCTCCATCAATAATCTTTCTCTTATAAGGACATTTAATCTCAATCATCTTTCCATCTTCCGTAATTCCATCAGGAGATGCCCCAAAATTCTTAATATTATCATTGATGACTAATCCAAATTCATAAATCTTCTTCTTCTTCATATCTTCATAAATACTCGTCGCAACCGCCTCAAACATAGTTCCCCATTTTAAAGCAGGAATAGCATTAGAATTATATGTAGTTCCTTTTAATTTCTTCTTAGATAATGATAGTGGGTTTTTAATGGCATCATGTAAATCACTCGCAGTTAAGCGATTTTCACGAAGTTTAAACCATTCAGGAGAACGTTGTTTGATAAATGGTCTCGTTAAAAGCTCTTTTAAAACTTCCTGAGGGTCATCATTCATTCTTTTAATTTTCTTCTTGCAATTTCTTCTTATATGCTTTCGATGATTTGATTTTTTTTTCATTTTCAACTTTAAGACGATTAAGAGTATCTTTAGTATCTTTATTTAGTGTATCAGGATTAATCACTTTTTTAATCTCTCGCTTTTTAGATTTAGAAATTTCAATAATTTCATCTCTTTTTTCTAATAAAATCTTATTAAAATTATATAATAATTCATCATCCGCCATTTTTATTAACCTTTAAATAAATATAAATAATCAATTTTTAAATATAAATAATCAATTTTTAAATATAAAAAAATGATTTTTTATTTTATTTATTAAATTATTTATGCCTAAAAAATGTATTAAATGTAAATTAAAACGACCAACCTTTAATAATCCAAGTGAAAATAAAGCTTTATATTGTAGTAATTGTAAAACAGATGATATGATTGATGTTAAACATCCTAAATGTATTAAATGTAAATTAAAACAACCAATCTTTAATAATCCAAGTGAAAATAAAGCTTTATATTGTAGTAATTGTAAAACAGATGATATGATTGATGTAATAAGTCCTAAATGTATTAAATGTAAATTAAAAAGACCCAACTTTAATATTCCAAATGAAAAGAAAGGATTATATTGCGGTGATTGTAAAACAGATAATATGATTGATATAAATAATCCTAAATGTATTAAATGTAAATTAAAACAACCAATCTTTAATAATCCAAGTGAAAATAAAGCTTTATATTGTGGTAATTGTAAAACAGATGATATGATTGATGTTAAAAGTAGAAGATGTATTAAATGTAAATTAAAACAACCAATCTTTAATAATCCAAGTGAAAATAAAGCTTTATATTGTGGCGATTGTAAAACAGATGATATGATTGATGTTAAAAGTCTTAAATGTATTAAATGTAAATTAAAACAACCAACCTTTAATAATCCAAGTGAAAATAAAGCTTTATATTGCGGTAATTGTAAAACTGATGATATGATTGATGTAAAACATCGAAGATGTAAATCTTCTTGGTGTTCAACATTTGTAGGATATAAGTATAAAGGTTATTGTTTATTCTGTTATATTCATTTATATCCAAATGAAAATATATGTAAAAATTATAAAACTAAAGAAAAAGCAGTATGTGATTATATAAAAAATAATTTTCCGCAATTTGATATTATTAATGATAAGAAGATTAAAGGAGGTTGTTCTAATAGAAGACCTGATATATATATCGAATTAGATAATCAAATAATTATAATAGAAATTGATGAAAATCAACATAATAATTATGATTGTTTGTGTGAAAATAAAAGATTAATGGAAATATCGAGAGATGTTAATTATAAATCAATAATATTTATAAGATTTAATCCAGATGATTACATTATAAATAATGATAAAATTACGTCTTGTTGGAGTATTAATAAAAATGGATTACTAACAATAAAAAAATCAAAAATAATTGAATGGGATAATAGATTAAATAATTTAAAAGAATGTATTAAATATTGGTTATTTAATAATACAAATAAAATTATAGAAATTATTCATTTATTTTATGATATTAATTAAATAAATGATAAATATTTTTATATTTAGGAGGGATTTTAGATTATTTGATAATACTTCTTTAAATTTACTAAAAAAAACTTATCCTAATATGAAAATACTTCCTATTTTTATATTTAATAAAAATCAAATTGAATCTTCTAAAAATCCTTATTACTCATCTAATGCTTTTGAATTTATGTGTGATAGTCTTCTTGAAATCCCATCTCTTAATTGTTATTTAACCAATGATGATATTTCAATTCTTAAAGAACTTCAATCAAAATTTGAAATTAATGCTATTTCATTTAATCTCGATTTTACCCCTTATGCTATTAAAAGAGATAAGAAGATTATTGATTGGTGTAATTCTCAAAAAATTGAAATAATTAGAGAAGAAGATTATACTTTACATAAAATTGGGATGATTGTTAAGGATGATGGAAAACCTTATCAAAAATTCACACCATTTTATAAGAAAGGGATATTAATAAAACCTAATGAGATTAATAATGAAAAATTTGAATTTATTAAAGATAATTCTACGAATATTAACCCATCTTCATTTATAAAAAAAAGAAATCCTGAAATAAAAGTTAAAGGAGGTCGTGAAAACGCCCTTAAAATTCTTAAAAAATTAAAAGAAGGTGTTTTTGATAATTATGATGAAGATAGAGAATATCCTTATTTAGATAAAACTACGAAATTAAGTGCTTATATTAAATTTGGTTGTTTATCAATTAGAGAGATTTATTATTCACTTCCAACAAATCATGGAATAATTCGTGAATTATTTTGGAAAGATTTTTATGCGAATATTTCTTATTTTTTTCCTTATATATTTGGAAATAGTTTTTTGAAAAAATATGGAAATATCAAATGGGATAATAATGAAGAATTATTTAATAAATGGAAGGATGGTAAAACAGGATTTCCTTTAATAGATGCTTCAATGCGACAATTAAATAGAACAGGATGGATGCACAATAGATGTAGAATGCTTGTTTCATGTTTTCTCGTAAAGAATTTATTTATAGATTGGCGAATAGGTGAGAGATATTTCGCAACTAAATTAGTTGATTATGACCCTTCATCAAATAATGGAGGATGGCAATGGAGTGCTTCGACGGGAACTGATAGTCAGCCATATTTTCGTATATTTTCCCCAACAATTCAAATGAAGAAATATGACAAGGATTGTAGATTTATAAAAAAATGGGTAGAAGAATTGAAAGATGTAGATAATAAGATAATATTAAATTGGGAAAATAAACAAATACCTAATAATTATATGAAACCTATAATAGATTTTAAAAAAACTTCTCAAAAATTTAAGTCATCGTTTTCCTTATAATCGTATTATATTTATCTTGGATTATATTTTCATAATGTTCTGCTTTCTTTATATTATTAGTAAATAAATAGAATAACCAATCAAAAAATCCATAAAATAGATTTCCAAAAGTTAATATACTTTCATTAAATATCTTATAAAACATATATGCTATATAAAGAACTATTAATATAAAAAAAATTTTAATAGCATATTTGAATATTATAGTAAAATCAGGAATATTTGTTTCTTCTTCAATTGGTGTTTTTATTTCTTTTTGTTTTTGTTTTAATGGTATTATGTCATCTTCTGTCGTTCCTCCGCATTTTGTTATTTCATTTTTATTGGTAATACAATTAGTTTCACAGAATATTTTACAATTTAAATTACTTGAACATTTGTCTAATGTTCCACATTCAATAGAACAACTAGTACAAATATTAGAACTATTTAATAATTCACCAGATTTACATACATTTCCATTAATAATTTCACTATCTTCTTGTGTATAAAATAAGAATTTATCTTGAAATAAAAGATTAAAACTTATATTATCAGTTTCACCTGATTTTTTAATAAATTCTCCTTTTTCTATTTTATCATATAATTCTTTTAATATATTCCATTTATAATACTCAATTTCAAATCCATTTGTAATATCTGTTATTTTACTTTTAAAACTCTCATATTTATTTTTTTCATCATCACTGAATATAATAGAATTTGATGTTCCTATTATTGTTGATTTATCATATCTATTTAGAGCATCTTTAGTTCTTTTAATTAAATTTTTACTAAAATCTGTTTTTTTATCATAACAGATATTAATAGCTTTATATAAAATATTTGCCAATCTTTGTCTTTTTTTTTTAACATTAAAAGAACTGGTATCATAATCAATTAAAACTTTACTAATATTAAAATCATGATTATCAAATTTATTTATATTAGCGACATTATCAATATCAAAAAAAGTAGTATTTGTTTTAATATTTTTAATAAAATCGTAATAATTATAAGCTAAATATGCTGTATGGATTAATATAATATCATTTGAAAGAATTTCATTTTTATCCATACCTAATATAGAAGTTAAATCATTTTCATTAAAATATGGATGTTTATATGTTAAATGGTTATATTCAAATGAATAATCTGGAATATTCAAATTATTTTCATTAACAATATTATTTAATATATTTTTAATTTTTTCAAAAACCTCATTAATTATATAATTATCACTAAGAGATAAAGTTTCACTTAAATTAACAGCATCATTAATAGAATATTTATTTGTAATTATTTTTTTTTTTAATTTATAAAAAAATAAATTTTTATATAATAAATTTAAATTATTTTTATTATTTCCAATAAGATTTATTAATGCTAATGGTGAATAATCTAATTTTTTTTCATAAATACCATCGTAAGCAATTTCTTTAGGAATACATAATTTTTTTCCACTAGAATTAATATAAGGAAGTTCTCCAGCACCGCAATTATTAAAACATATTTTAACATCTTCTTTAGAATATGCTCCACTATCTTTAAGAACTCTATTACCAAGATGATAATTAGGTATTACTATCCAATCATACCATCTATCTTCGCAATATTTATTATTTTGAACTTGTTGATATTTAAAATTACCTTCTTCATCTTCTAAATTACTTCTATCAAGTTTAATAATAATATCATTTTTATCTTCTATTTTTTTTAATTCAGGTGGTAAATTTATTTCTGGAGATACTAAACAATAACCATCTTTATAAGTAAATAAAGGATTATTTGTTTGTAAAACACAATTTACATAATATTCATCGATTTTATTTGTTTGACCACAAAAATTTTTTTTTCTATCTCCAACACCTTCATATTTAAACGTATAATTATTTGTTGATTCGTCTCTAAAATTAATATTTAAATCTGTTAAATATGTATTTAATTCAGGATTGAATATTTTTGTAATATCAATATTATATTTATTGTCACCTGAAGAGTTTAAACTTAATAATCTTAAAGCATTTGAACTACAAAATTCTATTGGTTTAATAAATAAATAATCATCATTACATTTTTTATCCATTTTCTATTTATTTAAATGGATAAATATATTTACTATTATAATGTTTGGTTATAATAATTATATTTATTAGCATTATAAGTAAACATTTTTTCAAGCGTAGAAGAAGCACTTTTATCATCATTATTAAAAATTTTAGCTTTTATTTTATTAAATTTAAATTCATTAATAATATTTGTTTTAATAAAAGGAAGAGTATAATTTGCAGTATCTTTTAAGAGATTAGTATTTCCTTCATATTTAATATTATTAATATTATATTCCCATTCATTTGTAGATTTTAATTCAATTGGTATTATAATATTATTATTAATTGGATATAAATCTTTTATTTTTTCTGGCAAATTATTAAGATCATTATTAGTTACAGATGATAAAGATGATAATGGTATTTTAATTTCTGAAGGTTTTAAAGTTGTATAAGTAAAATACTGATCATCTTTTTTTTTTATATGATAGATACCATCATTTTTTCCAGTTGTTATTTCTTCTCTAGGATTTCCAGTTAATTCATATATATCATTACCTATTATTGAATTAAATTTATTTTTAAAAAAATTAAATTGACATTTATATTTATCTGGAATAAGATTTAAGAATGAATTACTTATTTTTCCAAAAAAATCTGGTTTAGCAGTATTAATTAAAAATGATGAATAATCTTTATCTGTTGAAATTAATTTATTTATTTTTGTAGTTGGATCTTCTTTATTAACAAAATAATTGAATCCAAAAAATATAGCAATAATAATAAGTATTAAAAAAAGGGTTTTAATAATTACTCCATTTCCTACATTTGCTATATTTTTTAAACCAGTTCCAAGACTTTTACTTACAGAAAATAATCTACCAAATATTTTTTCTAATAAAATAAACAATTTATAAACTAAATTAATAAAAAATTTTAATATACTTGCTAATGATTTCAATATAAATTGAAATTGATTATTTCTAAGTTTTCTTTGCTCTATGGATGCTTTATCCCTTTGATTTTGAATTTTTTCATCTTCTATATTTCTATATTTTTCATCTTTTGCTCTTTTTACATTTTCTTTTGCTTCATTCAAATTATCTTCATATTTCTTAATTAAATCCTGTTTTTTTCCTTGACGAATATTATAATCTATATCATCGGCAATATAAATACCTTTTTTATTTACTTCATTAATAAAAGGTGCTTTTTCAAAAATACTCGCTCCTCCTCTTTTAGTTTTTTTTCCCATATTTTTTCTATTTATAATAAATAAATGAAATTTAATCTTATTATTATAATAATTATTCTCATTTATATCTGTTGTTATTTTATATTTCCACCTGATATTTTTATTCTTCAATCAAATATTAGTGATTTTAATTTCGCTTCTTTAATTTCTAGACAACCCATTGTTCTTAATGATTTCCTTCAAGAACCAGAAAAATTAATTCAACTTTGGTTTAATTATAATTTTAAAACATCTATTAATCCAAATGATGATAATTGGGTTCATAATAAAAATAAATATCTTTTTATTAATGCTTCAAAAGATACTGAAATAATAATATATAAAGCAACATATTTTTCATATATACCAGATGAAAATGATAAAATAATAGCAATTAAATTACAAAAATCTCAATCTCTTATAATTCCTTATCGTTGGAACTATTATCTAAATCCAGAAGATGTTTATATATGGGGTATTAATGATTTAATTACTTCTTCCCTCTTTTTTTAATAGTCTTTAAATCTCCCTTCAAATCATTTTCATAATCTTCTAGAATTTCTATCTTATAATTCTTCCATTCTTTTAATAATATATTTAATTCATCCTCCCATATTTGAATAATTGATGTTTCTTCTAATTTCTTAATCTCATCTTCTAATGTTGCTACCTCCTTCTCGAGACTTTCTTTTTTATCTGCTGTTAATTGTGAAATCGGTAATTGTAATAAATAATTATAACTATTTTCATATCTATCATATCCTCTTTCCTCTAATCTTTCCTCAATATCCTTCAATTTCTTATTCATAATTAAGATATTCCCTTCAATTACATCCAATATAAATCTAATCTTATTAGAAATAATTAAGAATTCATCTCTCATCTTATTCAATTGTTTTTCCTTTCTCGTATGATATTTATAAATACGAACTTTAAACCATTCTATCAATATTTCACTAATATTTTCATATTTTTTAATATTACCTTTATTTGTAAATAAATGTAGATTATTTAAACTAAGATTTTTAGTAGAACTTAAATTAAATTCGCTAATAATCTTATCCTTTTCTTCTCCTTCATTAATTTTTAGAATAAATTTAACATTCTTTGCTGTATAATGACTTTCAAATGATTTCAAATATGGATTATTCTTGGTTATTAAATCTTCTAAAAATTCCTTATAATTTTCCGTCCATGTTCCAATAGGTAATTCAGTAATTTCTAATGTAGTATCATCAATCCATCTATAAATACCCTTTGATACATAAGAACCCTTTTCATTTTTAACAATTAATCCTTTAAAACCTAAATAATATGGTTCAATTTCTCTAATATCATCATCAATTAATTCAATCGCCTTATCAATATCATCAATAGTTAAGATATCTCCAATTATTAATTTAATCTTTTCAATATTTTCAAGATAAATATTAATAATATCTTCTGGATTAAATTGTGGAATATTTGTAGAATATCCAGTCCCAATTCCAATTGCTCCATTCACTAAAATCATAGGAATAATTGGTAGATAATATTCAGGTTCAATAGATAAACCATCCTCGTCTAGATAATTAAGAATTTCATTATCCTCCTCTTTGAATATTAATCTTGTCAATTTTGAAATAAGTGTATAAATATATCTCGATGAAGACGCATCTTGACCACCTTGAATTCTTGTGCCAAATTGACCATTAGGTGATAAGATATTTATATTATTTGTTCCTACGAAAATTTGTGCCATTCCAATTATTGCTTCTTGTAATGAATTCTCTCCATGATGATACGCAGTTACTTCACTTACATTTCCAGCAAGTTGAGCAACCTTTATCTCATTCGTATATAACTTCCTCTTAAAACAAGCGAATAAGATTTTTCGAGTGCTTTCTTTAAGACCATCCATGATATTAGGGATAGACCTTTCTAAATTTCTATTACTGAAATGAATAAGGTCTTTATTAATAAATGTCTCATAACTAATAATCTCATCCTTATAATCAAGAACATCTGTCTTATCATATTTTGCTAACCATTCTTTTCTATCATCTGCTCTCTTTTTATTAAAAGCTAGATTAATAAATTCATTTGAATTTTCAGTATATTTATATGTAATCTTCTTCATATTCTTAAAATATTCCTTTGCTTCTTCATCTGTTGATGTTCCAAGTCCTTTATAATATTTAATTTTCCATCCATTTTTATTTATTAATTCTTCACTCCATTTCTCATAATCACTCATATTATAGAATGATATGATTTCCTTTGTTGAATTATTTGTAGCTTTAATAATAGGTGTTAATAATGATGTCATAAATCCATCAAATTTATATAATGAACTCCATAAAGTTTCAAATACATTGAATAATAATCCTTTAATATGACTTCCATCATGATCTTGGTCTGTCATAATCATAATTTTCCCATAACGAAGTGAATTAATATTATTAGTATAATCTTTATTCTGTTCTAATCCTAAGATTTTCTTAAGAGCAGTAATTTCAGCATTATCACTAATCTTGGAATAACTAACATCTTTCACATTCATAATTTTTCCACGAAGTGGAAATACGCCATATAAATCTCTTCCAACTACGCTTAATCCGGCAATAGCAGTAGTTTTAGCAGAATCACCTTCTGTTAAAATTAAAGTGCATCTCGAACTATCTTTAGTTCCTGCTAAATTAGCATCATCTAATTTAGAAACTATGATTTTATTTACTTTCTTTCCATCAGTTTTAGTTAATTTCTTTTGTTCTGTAATTTCTGTAGCACTTAAAGCATTTTCAATAATACCTGATTTAAATAATTTCTCATAAAATTTTTCACTCAATTCACATTTTGAACCAAATTTAGTGATTTGAGTTGTTAATGTCTCCTTCGATTGACTATCAAATGAAGGATTTTCAATAATCGATTTAACAAATATAAATAAATTATCTCTAATATATTGTGGTTTAATTGTCTTCTTCTTCTTCACTAATGTCATATCAACTAATTTCTTCGTAATCGAATTTAATATATATTCAAGATGTTTCCCACCTCTAATAGTATTAATACCATTCACGAAAGACATTTGTTCAAATGTTCCATTGGGATTAAATGCTACAACTATCTCCCATCTATCATTAGGTTTCTCATAAAATCTTGGTTGAATTGTCTTAGTATCTAAGAATAAATCAGCATATTTCTCAAAATCTTTTACTTGAATTTTTTCATCATTTAAATATACATTAACAGATACATCAGTAGATGCTGAAACATCATAAACACGTCTCTTAAATAAATCATAAATATCATCTGTCATTTCTTTTAATCCAAATTTCTCATAATCAGGAAGAAATGAAATCTTCGTATAAGGTTTCTTTTGACAAGTTTTAATATCAGGTTCTTCCTTAATTGTCAAATTTTCTCTAAATGTTTGTTTATAAATCTTCTTGCGAATATGATCAATAGTTTCGATAGTAAATTCTTTTGAGAAGATATTCGCAAGTTTAATACCAAGTCCATTTACACCTCCAATAGTTCTAATTTCATCATCATTATAATTTGAAGATGTTAATAATTCTCCAAATATCATTTCAGGGATATATATATCATATTCACCATGTTTTACTATTTCAATTCCATTACCATCATTAAATATCTCAATAATTCCAGTAGCTTTATTAATAGAAACTTTGATATTCTTAACTACAATAGTATTTTCATTTTTATCCTCACGAGTTCTAACTGAATGATCTATCGCATTTACTAATGCTTCATCAAAAATCTTAAACAACCCTGGAATATATGTAATCTGTTTCTTAACAATCTTATTTGTATTATCTACTATATATGTTTCAATAGTATTTGGTTCAATGGTTCCTATATACATAGCAGGTCTACTATATATATGTGATCGAAGTTCATGTTTCTTATATTTATCTTCGATATTTGCCATTTTGCTTTATTTATCATAATTTGCTTTTAAATAAAATCATTTTTTTAAATATATAAAAAAAATACTGAGATATTTACTAATAATGATTCGTAGATATATAATAGGGACTGGATTATTAAATATTATTATGTAAAATATAATAATATTATATATATTAAACCAGGTTTAAATGCTTCGGGATTATTGAAATTTTTTAAAGTAATTCAAAAAAAGTTAAATAATATTTGTAATGATTATTTAATAATAAGAAAAAAAACTGATTTAAAATATTAATTAATATTTATAAGACATAAGATGTTTATCAATTATGATAGTCATAATCATTCAATCACATCTGTTGAATTGAGTGGAAATGATAATATCCTTCTTTTCAAGACATCTTTATATACATACAAATATATGGCGATTGGCGATTGTTGTTCTGTATCTGTCTTTAAAACATTTGAAGATAAACCTTTTTCATCTGTTGTTGGTAAAATTATCAAAGGTATCAAAGAGATTACGAGTGATGACTTTGATTATGAAACTGATGATGATGGTGATTGTATAACTCCTCATTTGTATCAAATGACCTTCAAGAATAGTGATGAAACTTTCAAATTTCTAATGGTGAATTATTCTAATGGTTATTATGATGGATATATTAATTCTTATATCGTCCTTTAAATTTTTTTCTTATAATTGAAGAATGTTGATTATTATTGGTCTTGCTGGTAGTGGAAAAACCACTTATTTTCAACAAAATCTATCAAATAAATATGAACTTTTTGATGATTTCATTTCTAATTTCTTTGATGGAGAAATTATTAAAAAAATAAATGAGGAGATTTGTTTAATAGATCCTCGATTATGTGATTTCGAAATGTTCAAAAATGTTATGATAGAGATTGAGAAATATATAGATAGGAATAAAATAAAATTAATCTTATTTGAGAATAATCCGGAAGGATGTATTTTGAATTCTCGAATGAGACATAAAAAGAATGTTGAAAAGATGATTGAAATTTATTCGAAGAAATACGATTTGGATAATTATAGAGATTATGATTATGAAATTCTTAAAGTTTATAAATGAATTCATAAATTTCTTGTCCAATATCTTCAATAGATTTATCATCGACATTAATTACAATTTTTTTGTCTTCTAGATTATCAAATGCTTTCTCATGATATTCATGAATATTCTTCAAATAATCTAAAGTTATTTCCATTTCATTCTCACGTCCTCTTTTATAAATCTTATCTAAACATTTTTCAGGAGAAGAACGAAGATAAATAAAATAATTTGATTTCCATATAATATCTGTCTTATCATATAATTCATTGATAATATTATTTTCATTATTATTAATTAATTCAGTATCATATGTTAATTTATTAAATGTATTTCTAATGAAATATGGACTTCTTTCCATTATTACTAATGAACTCTTATTTTTCTCTTGTATCCATGATCTATCTAACCAAATTCTTATTAAAAATTTAAAATAATTCTTTTTTTCTAAATAAATATTATCTAAATATTGTTTCCATTTATCAATAGGTTCTAAATCAACATTTATATTATAATTCGTATGAAGATAATTAAGAATTGATGTTTTACCTGCTCCAATATTTCCATCAATAGTTATAATAGGCATTATATTACTTATCTATTCATTTATTTAAATATTTTAAACATCTTATTTTTTTCAATTACAGATTTAATAATAGCAGGTTTAATAGATTCTTTATAATTCTTTAATTTCATCATTAAACATTTGATATAATTTTCTATCATTATGACAATTTCATTTATTATTCCCTTTCCTGCTTTTAATTTATAATGAATTAAAAAATCCTTTATAACTTTTATAAAAGGACTTGTTGATTTTCCACCACCAATCTGTTGTCTCATAATTCCGCTTGAAAAATTAATATTAAGAAGATCATTTTGATTATTAGTAGGTAAATAACGTCCGCTATTATTACCATAAAATTCCATAGGCATAACAATAGAATTTCCACCTTTCATAGTAGGACTACATATTTTATTTAAATAAGAATGAAGTATTTGAATATTTTCATTTGTAATAGTTTTTGAATTATTTATAAACGCAATTATAGCAGATATTGAAACTATGTTAAAGACAATATTTTGAATACATTCACTTAAACATTTAATACTTGTTTTAGTTTTAATATTTAAACCATACTCACTTATTAATTTTTGAACATAAATCGTTAAATTTGAATTATTCATATCTTTTCTATAAAATAAGAGAGAAAAAAGAAATGGATACAAGTTATATCCTTAATGGAAGAATTAATTTATTTGATGAAAATGCTAAATCATCAAAAATATTAAATAATAATCCGCAATTTTATAACGAAAAAAACATTTCAACTATTAATAGAAATATATCTGGTAATTGTGTTTCTGAAATTTATTTTTCACAAGATAATATGAATATTATTCAAGAAGGTATTTATAATAGTGTTTATAATACTAGCGAAGGTCAATATAAAATTGGTAAACAAAGCGAACAAGAACTTAAAATAATTATGAGATCTTTTTATCTCCAATATGCTAAAAATCTTAATTTTGATTTAAAAGAACAAGTTAAGGAATTGAATACTATGGTAATTCGCTGGTGTGTTGATGAAATTATTAAAAATATAAAACAATATATAGAATATAAGAAAAGTGTTTCTACATTACCATTACCATTGGAACATTCACAATTACCATCTCAAAAAGGAACTAAAATACTTGAAATAAAATCATTTATATAAATAGAACTTATTAATAATGGGGAATGCTAAATCTACTAGTTGTTCTAATAGTACTTCTATAATAGAACAAGATTTAAGAATAACAGATTATGATATCACTATTTATGAACATCGAAAGGAACGTATTTTTAAAGGAACTATAGCTATTTGTATTGTTTATGCTTTTATAGCATTACTAATTCTTCTGACAAGTTATATGTTTCCTACTATTAAATTTGTAATATTTGAAAAATTTCTTCCATTTACTATTGTCTTTATAGTAGGGACAATCCTATTAATTGTTTATCTATTTTATAATATTCTCAATTTTAAACCTATTAAAATAAATAAAAATTTTGATTATACTAATATTAGTTGTCCTGATTATTGGAAATTAGAATATAACCAAGAATTAGGTAAGTATTTTGATAGTAATACTATTAATACAAATATATTCAATTATAGATGTGTTTTAGATTCAAATATATTCAGTAAAACTGATTTATATTTCAACCAAAAGAATAAATATGTTGCTGATAATATTGGTAGTGATGCTATTGGAATTGCTGATGGTTCAACTATTGGAAACAATGTAATAACTTATAGTAATCAAAGTAAAGATAGTATTGATACGGATAATGGTAAATATATAGTTGCTGATTTAAAAGCAAACGAAAATAAAAATATTATAAATAAAATAACAGGTGTAGCAGATAGTAATGTTTATAAAAATCTTGTTGAAAGTTCTCTATTAATGAATAATTACTTTTTTGATTCAAATTTAAGTAAAAATAATGAATATAATATATATAAATATATAACACAAGCAAATGCAGAAAATGGATTTGATACTTCAATTGTAGGTTCAGTACCACCTAATTTAGATATAAATTTAGTTGCAAGTCATGATGGAATAAACTCATTATCAGCAGTTAAACCTTTTATAATTAAAAAGAATATTACAGATGGAACATCAACATATTTAGATAATGTAAATATAATAAATGCTGTATATTCAGGTGGTTCTGTAACTAAAACTAATTTAGCAAAATTCCCTATAGTTTGTAATAGGGTTTATCCGTTATTATTGGCGGCAAAAGATAAGGAATTAAGTAAAAATAGTAATGGGAAATATGATGAGAATGTATTAAGATGTGCTTATTCTAAAATGTGTGGAATTCCATGGAGTGATATGAATTGTGATAAATATAATACTTAAATTTTTATTTAAGGATTTTCATTTAAGTTTTAATTAATATGAGTAAATATTTAAGGGGTGATTTATTAGTCTTTTCTAACAGAGGTCTTATTCGTCTAGATAATCTAGTAAAAGAAGATAAGATTTTAGCATTAGATAAGGATAATAATTATTATTATGAAGAAATTGATGAGATTTCAAAAGTTTTTAAGAAGAAATATAAATTAAATAAGATAGATAATTTTTATCTAAATAATAATATTGAAGTTAAGGCAATTAAAAACATTCCTTTTAACTACGATTTAACAAATATTTATAATTATATTTATTATGACCAATCTAATTATCTTCAAAAATCTTCTATTGGAGATTTGAGTGATTTTGATTTTCTTGGATTTCCTTTAAATCTTCCATTATCACATGATAATAATTATGATAATGATTATTATAGATTTCAAGGATTAATTTTAACATCTTATCTTAAATTTAATAATGAATATGATAAATCTTCGATTGATTTTCTTGAAAATTATTTAAAATCACAAGAAATTCCTTATGAGATTAGAAAAGAAGGTTTTACAACATCTTTTAATTTTTCTTATAAACAAAGAAAGATAGTTTTTGAAGATATTTTTAAGATGACGAAAGAAGAATTAACAGAATTTATGAATGGAATTATGGAAAATTCAAATGAATTTAATATTACTGATAATGAGATTTTCAAGATTATCAAATATACTTCTATGCTTTTAGGAATATCTTTAACATCTTATTTTAAAGATGGAAAAATTCATATAAAAATCCTAAAAGAAGATAAAAATAATTTCATTTATGGTGATTTTGTTTGGAATAAAATTAGATATATTAAAAAAGTAGATTTCACAGGAAATCTTTTTTCACTTTCTTTAAAAAATAATAATTTCTATTTAACTGAATTTGGTCTTATTTCATAATCGCCTTAATAGTTGGATGATATTTATATTCACTTAATTCAAAATCTTCAAATTTTAATTCCTCAATCCATTTTATTTTTTCATCTATTGATAAATTTTTATCAATATATTTCTTAATCTCTACTTTAGGACTATCATAAACTTCTCTTGTTAGTTGTTCATTAACAGCATCTAAATGTTCATCATATATATGACAATCACATATTGAAACACATATCTCATTAACTTTCATTCCCATAACTTTTCCAATAATCATCGCTAATAAAGTTGTAGAAGCAATATTAAATGGAACTCCTAAGAATAAATCAGCAGACCTCATATACATCATACAACTTAAATTATCATCATCTATTTTATAAAAATTATAAAGGAGATGACAAGGAGGAAGTGCTTGTTCTTTTAAATCACATGGGTTCCATGCGGATAAAATAGCTCTTCTACTATTATTAAGTGAAAGTTCTTCAATAATATATTTAATTTGGTCAAAATGTTCATTAAAAGAACGCCATTCGTATCCATAAACCTTACCTAATTCTCCTTCTTCATTATTAATTAATCCAATTGAATCTAAATATTCTCTTGTTGAATTACCTTTCCAAATATTAATACCTTTATCTTCTAATTCTTTAGAATTAGTAGAACCTCGTAAAAACCAAAGAAGTTCTTCTACTATTCCACGAAAAAATACTTTTTTAGTTGTTAATAAGGGAAATGAAAGACCATTATTAACATTAAATTTTAATATAGCACCAAATGAAGAATATGTGAAACCATTTCTATTATCTTTCCTAATTCCATTATCATTAATATCTTTTAATAATGCCAAATAACCTTTTTCATTCCTTTCCATTTTTAATATAAAAATCACTAAAATCTTTAAATAAATATATCAAATTTATAAATAATCCTATAAAAATGTTTAAAAATAAAAAATGATTTTCTTTTTAATTAATTTAATTATAAAAAGATGCGTAGAAATTTTAAGTCAGGTGTTTATTCTAATAATTCTATTAGATTTAATCATATTTCTAATAAAAAAACAAAGAATATTACTTATATTCAAGATGATGATGATTTTAAAACAAAAATCAATTGTAGCAATTTATATGATGTTTCAGTATCTCAAAAAACAAAGAAAATGCTAAATAATAGAAATAAATATTATAAAATTGATGATGAAGATGATATCATCGATGATGAGGATGAGTAAATATTATTTATTTTTTTACTTTATTATCATCAATAAATGAATAAGGGAACAGGTGCTGGTGGAAAGAATACAAATATTTATGGAAAGAAATTTGAAGATAAAACTAATAATGAGAATAATTTAATTGATGATGGATTTATTAAAGAAAGTTATTCAAAAACTAAATATGGTTATTATTTCTATAAAATATTTGAAAATAAAACGATATATTTTACATTACAAAACGGATTAAAATTATTTATTAAATCTAAATACGATATTGATATATTTAGATGCCCAGATGAAGCATATATTATAGAAACAATTGATAAAAAAAAGAGCAAAATGTTGAAGGTTCAGTAGAAACTAAGTTATGGAGTTCTCTATCATTAAAAATAGAATATGAATTAATTTTAGGAGAAAATTTTAAGATTGAATATTCATTATGTTTGAATAAGTTTCTATCAAATAAATTCAAATCAATTGATATGAAATATAATATTCTAAAAAAAATATTAGATGAAAATAATATAAATATTTTATATGGAGATGATGATGACTATTTTCTAAAAATGGATTAATAATTATTAATAATGATTTCATTGGTATTTGATTGTGGATTTTTTGAATTTATTTTTCTTTTACAAAGGATTATTTGAATAATATAATCATTAAAATAATCATTCACATATTTAACATCAGCATTATTCATTAAGAATTTACAATTAAATTTTTTTATAATTTCAAATAAATCATTATGATTTTTTAAATTAAATCCATCTTTATTATAATTAACAAACGAATTATTTTTTTCGGGATAATACGGAGGGTCTAAATAAATGAAATCATTTGAATTAAATGAAGAATTTAATGATAGTTTAAAATCTTGATGAATAAATATAACATCTTTTATAAGATTATGAATTTCTTCTAAATGATTTTTATTTATAATCTCCGGATTTTTATAATTACCATAAGGAACATTAAAACCATTCTTACTTTCTCTATACATACCTCTAAAACAAGTTTTATTTAAGAAAAGGAATAATGAAGATGCTTCGATTGATTTCTTATTTTCTAAAGAATTATAAACATCTCTTTGATAATAATAATAACTTTCTTTATCCTCTTCATTTTTATATTCATCAATTATTTTTATTAGATTATTATATAAAATTAAATGATTTTCTTGAATATTTTTATAGAAATAAATAAGAGGTTCATTGATATCATACGCAAAAATTCTTTCTTTAATATTAATCAAACCTTCTTTTCGATAATGAAGAAGACCTATAAGAATACTGGCACCTCCTAAGAATATTTCGTGATAATTATCCATATCTTTAGGAAATTTATCTAAAATATCTTTTAGAATTTGAGTTTTTCCTCCAATCCATTTAAGTATAGGTTTATTCATATTATAAATAAAAACATTTAATATTTATAATCATTTTTTATAAATTAATTTGTTCAATTGGTTGATATTTCTTAAACTTTTCATTAAATCTACATTTAAATTTAATTGTGAAAGTTAAATTTTTTTCTTTGAATAATTCACGTAATCTAATACTTTCTTTTAATGTTGGAATTAAAGCAATACCAATCTTATTAGATGTTAAGATATTGAAATTATCATAGAGATTATAAATATCCGCATCATCTGTTTTCGAAATCCATAATTCCTTATATTCTTCCATATCATTTAATTTCATCACTGGTATATTAGAAGTTATAATGAAATTTGACGTAATTTGACTTTCAAGATTTTGATTGAGTGATTTAAATTCAGTAATATCCTTAACCTTCTTCTTAACATCAATAATCATATTCTCATCAAAATTATATAATTTAGGTTTATGTTTAAGAAAATAGGAATAGAAATATAAACCTCTACAAGTATAATTAAGAGTATTTGCTTTTTCCATTAATTCAGTAATCGATTTCTTAGATAAATAATAATAATTTTTAATTTGATATGAACATATATCACATACCTTATCAGGTGTATATTTATCATTTAAGATTTTATAAATGATTTTCAAACGTTCTAATAAATTCATATTATCCAATTTCTTACCTTCATACGCAATAATATCATTAAATATAAATATCCATTTATTATCTTTTGTCTTTACCATTTCACCTTCCAAAAGGGTATTTAAAAATAAAGATGGAGCAAATAAACCTCTCGTTAATATTATTCGAGGTTTTTCGTATCCAGTGTGAATTTTCATATCTATAAAATAGATAATTTCTATATCATTATATTTTGATAGATATATATAATATCTATTTCCATTAGTTCTTAATGAAATCATATGAGGCACTTTATTCAAATGATGAATATTTGTTTCATCTAATTTAAAATAATGTTTTTGAATAATTCTTATTCCATATAAATCAAATATTTCATTTAATATTTGGTCTTTGGTATTATTACATTTTATATTCCATGCTACTCTATCACCAAATGAAATAATACCAGTTTGCATTTTCGATTTAAATAAATTATTATATAAATATTTAAATCATTTTTTAATGAAATTATCATTATCATTATTATTCACTACTACTTCAGGAAATACATCACCTATACCTGAAAAAAATAAATATATATTAGCATTATCATCTTTATGGATTTTAACTATTCTTAGAAATTCATTAATTTTATTAAATCCATTTCTATCATTAAATCTTATTTCAATTTCAATAATATCTACTTTATTCTGGTATAATTATAAAATTAATTCAATATATCATAAATTAGATAAATTATTAGTTTGGACTATTGCTATTATCAATCTCAATTATGCCATATATAAATTATATATATCAATTACTATTTTATTATTTTCATTAATAATTTATTTCTTTTATTTAACAGAATATTTTATCATTAATAAGAAATTTAAACATCAATTGATTTCACATCTTCTATTTCGCTATTTCTTTTTCACATGGGTCTATCTAACTTACTATAATACTTTATTACGATTTTCCTTAATTTCATTTGGATACTTATTACATAATTTTTATTTAATAAAAACCATCAATAAAAACAATTATTTACTTAATTTGTCTCAACTTTTATTCATAATTTGTTTATATATAAAAAATGATTATTATATTAAAGATATAAATTAATATGAGTTCGTTTTACGCTGTTGCTAAGGGAAATAAGATAGGGGTTTTTACTTCTTGGGATGAATGTAAAAAATGTATTGAAGGTTTTGAAAATCCTATTTATAAGAAATTTCAAAATATTGAAGAAGCAACTGAATTTGTCGATGATTATATAAATAATTTATATGTATATACTGATGGAGCATGTATTAATAATGGTTCTAAGAATGCTAGAGCATCTATTGGAATATTCTTTTCTAAAGATAATCCTAATAATGTTTCCAGAGAACTTAATGGAAAAGATTTAACGAATAATATTGCTGAATTAACCGCTATTATTGAAGCAATCTCGATTATAAAATCTTTAAAAATTCCTAATAAGATTATTGTAACTGATTCTAATTATGCCATATTATGTGCTACTACTTATGGAGATAAATTGGAAAAAAAAGAATGGAAAGTTAAAGAAGGTAAGAAAATACCAAATTTAGAATTAGTGAAGGGTTTATATGAATTAACTAAAAAATATGATATTAAATATCAACATATTATGGCACATACTGGAAAGAAGGATAAACATTCTATTGGAAATTATTATGCTGATTTATTAGCTAATCAAGCAATTAATAATAATGAAAAACCAATAGTATCAACACCAAGGATTTATTTAAAAGTTAAATATGCTGATAAAGATGATGCTAAAAGTAAAGGAGCACGTTGGGATGCTGATAAAAAATCATGGTATATCTTTGAAGATAATTCAAATAAATCCTATTTATTATCTAAATATTCTTAATAATCCTTTTCATATCCATAATACCAACGTCTTTCTTCTTCTTGTTCAAAAGCAATTTCCATCTCCTTATCATATTCATCAAAATCAATTTTTCCATAATACCAACGAATAAAATCCTCTTTTTCATATTCTTCATATTCCATATAATCATATTCATCATATTCATAATCAATATCCATATCTTTAATATTTATCTTATAATTTATTATCATTTTTTTTTATTATTTTATTATAAATGTATTTTTCATTTTCTAATGATTTTGGTAATGATACAGATAGAATAATTATTATTGGTGATGTTCATGGAGATATTAAAAGATTTAAAGATATTCTTATTAAAAGTGAGATTATTAATACTAATCTAGAATGGATAGCAGAACCTCCTAATACATATATAATTCAACTAGGAGACCAAATTGATAGTTTAAATAGATTATCTAATGAAAATTGGGAAGTATTAAGTGATTTTGAAATGATTTATTTTACAGAACATTTAAATGATATTGCTAGAATTAAAGGAGGTGCTGTTATATCTCTTATAGGAAATCATGAATTAATGAATATTATTGGAGATTTTTCATATGTATCACCGCAAAATAGGAATGAATTAAGGATTGATTTATTTAAAGCTAAAACAGGTTCTATAGGATTAATATTAGCGAAAAGACCATTAATAGTAAAAATAAAGGATTTAATATTTTGTCATGCTAAATTAGGTTTAGAACATTTAGAATTATTGAAGAAGAGGAATAAGGATATATTTTATCTTAATTATTTATGGAAGAATTATATGGAAAATGGAAAAGTAGCTTTAGAAGATAAACAGATATTTGATGAAGTTATTATTGGACATAATGGAATATTATGGAATAGACATGATAATAATAAAAATCAAACGGAGGAATTATTTAAACAAATTGGAGTTAAATATATGTTTTTAGGTCATACGGCATTAGAAAGAATAACTATCATTGATAATCAAATTTTTTATTGTGATACAGGATTATCAAGAGCATTTGGAACAAATAAATATCAATATATAGATATTAATAATAGAAATATAAATATAAAAACAATTGAATAATTATTATTGATTCTTAATTATTATCTTTCCTTTTTTATCAAAATGAGCTTCATAATTATAATATTTTTCTTTTTTTCCAATTATTCTTTTTAATGTGAATTTTATAGATTTTTTATTTCCTTTAAGAACTTTTTTTGCTAAAATTTTGGCAGCTTCTCTAGCAGATTTTGCTACAACCTTTTTTAAAGAATCTTTAAAATTACATTTACATAAAAAATATTCATATTTTCCCGATTTATTACCACCATTTATTGAAAGTTCTTCTAAAATTGTTCTTGGTGCACAACCATCGGTTTTGTGTGTAATAAGCTCAAACATAACTTTTATAATTTGTGCTTCAGTACTATTATCAATAAAATCATCATTTATTAAAAAATTTAATATTTTATATAATATTATTTTTTTATCCATAGGTATAGTAAAATTTCCAATATAATCATTCATTTTTTCAATTCCTTTTTTATTATCTTTTAAAAATTCTTTTCTAGACTTAGTATTAATATTACCATAATTATCAATAATGTTTAAAGTAGCAGTATTATAAGTAGTATTAGCAGCAGCTGTTGGGCTTGTTATATGAGTTAAGAATTTAGAAATTTGTCTATTACTTTCACAAATTTCTGAATCAAAATTATTAAAATTCATTCTACATAAAATATCAAATAGTATTAAATCACAGAATAATTTAATTTTAAAATTATTAGCAGGAGCAGCAACAGCAGGTCCAGCAGGAGCAGCAACAGCAGGTCCAGCAGGAGCAGCAACAGCAAAAGCAGGAAGAACATTATTAATATTAGGATCATTAGCAGAGTTATAAGCAGCAATAGCAGAATAAGCAATAAGAGTAACAGCATTAATAACAGGAACACCAAGAGCAGCAGCAGCAGCATCAGTAACAGCAGTAACAGCAGCAGCAGCAGCAGTTCTAAGAGCAGCAGGAGCATCAGGAGCACCAGCAGCAGCACTTCTAAGAGCAGCAGGAGCAGCAGGAGCAGCAGGAGCACCACCAGCAGCAGTAACACCAGCAGCAGTAGCCGCTTTAATAGCTTCATCATAACCATCAGGTAAAACAGCAGCAGCACCACCAGCACCAACAGCAGCAGCAGCAGCAGCAAAATAATGATGATTTTTTATTATATGAAAATATAAATCATCACTATAAGCTTTATAAATTAAAGGGTCAATTTTTACCATTATATCTGGAAATTTTTTTAACATTTGTGCAATTTTCATTAAATAAAAATTATTATCATCTTTTATATTATTAATATATGAATTTAATAGTTTATTATCATCTATATAACGAGAATCTTCCTTAATTAAAAATAAGAAGGAATAATATAAATATTTAATACCTTCTGTTGCCATTAAATATTTATTCTATTTATTATAAACATTTAAAATTAATATTAACATAAGGTAATTGTTTCATTTGTTCTCGTGGTTTTGGATTAAATCCAATTTGATTATCATCTATATTAATAATATCATTAGTATCAAATTGATTTATATAATCACCTTCTTTTAGATTATTTTCATACATTAATTCATTTTCATATCCAATAATTTCATCTTTTAAATTTTCTTCATCACCATATTTAAAATATGAATTATTATTAAAAACATTTTCTTTATTAACAACTTCTTTTTTAACTTCTTTATAATTATTATTGCTTATGATAATAAGAAATAAAATCAATAATAATATAAATAATAAGAAAAAAATAATCATATCTATTATTTATAAATAATTTATTCATCATTTATAAATAAATCTTTGAAATCTGTTTTAACATCTTTCAAATTCAATTCTTCGTAAGCATCATTCACAAATAAATTATCAATATAATTTTTAATAATATAACCATTACTTTTATAATATTTAAGTCTTCTAAAACCTTTTGATTTAACAACTGATAATTCATCATAAATATCAATACATAAAGGAGTATATTTCCTATTCTCTTTCTTTTCTCTCAAAATTCTTCCCACTGATTGTTGAATATCTCCAATAGGACTAGCTAATATTAATGTATTCAATGTAGGAATATTAAGACCTTCACTACTCATTTGATATGTAGCAAGAATTATCTGTTTAGTTGCCGAAATATCTAAATCACACATTTTCATCCCTCCAATATAATAACCATAATCAAGAATTTCATTCTCTTTCAATAATTCTTCAATATCTCTTAATTGATTTTTCCTTTCTGATAAAATCAATACCTTTCTATCCTTATCAACATCTAAAATCCCTTTTAAAATATCTATAATTAAGATAGTTCTTGGTTTATAATTACAGATATTATTAATAGAGGAGACGATATTAGGTTGTCCATTATAAAAGGTTTTAATCGCAGAATATTCATTAGAAGAAGCGAAATATTTATGAATTTGAACCATCATTTCACTAGAATTCTTATCAATCTTGAAATTATAAACAGATTTTCCTAAATACCATTCGAAAACCTTTCTTAACCCATCCTTTCTATTTAAAGTAGCGGATAATCCTAAAGAAATACGAATATTCATTTTTCTAAATGCTCTTGAAAAAACTTCACTAGCGATATGATGACATTCATCTACGATAACTAATCCAAAATCTTTAAATAAAGATTGTTCATAATCTCTAATAGCAAGAGATTGAAGAGTTGCGATAACGATATCTTTACCTTCAACATCAATTTTATTTTGTTTAATTTTTCCAATTTTACAAGAAGGAACAAATTCTTTAACACTAGATATGAATTGTTCATTTAAGAAATCTTTATGGGAGATAAATAAGGTTTTTTTCTTAAAATAACATGCTACATAAATAGCCATAATAGTTTTACCGAAACCACAAGGTACACTAATAATTCCTCCAAGTTTTTCAGGATTTTCAGCTGATTGAATGAAATTTTCAATAGGTATTTTTTGAATATCTCTCAAACTTCCTTTAAAGATTAAATTGGGACAATCGAGACCAGAAGGAAGATTATCATGAATAGGTTTTCCAAATTTTTCTAATCCATAACATTTAGGAAGATAAATCTTATTATCACTTTCCAAATATAATGGATATTCTTTATTACCATCTTTAGAATTAATAGGGGACATGATAATAGGAGAAACATTCAAATCTTTTTTAAGATTAGTGATAATATCTTTATTACTATCATTTTTAAGAATAGCATAACCTCTCTGTGATAAATAAGTATTCATAACTCAATAAATATAATAAAGTTTAATTTTATATGTATTTATAATAAGATGAAGGAAGAAATTTTTATTGGATTGCGTTTAATGTTTCTATTATTATTAATAACAATTATTATTTATGATGTAGAAATTCCATTAGTTCTTAATACACAAACCAATCAAATGATAATAGCAATAATAGTAATATTTATAATAATAGTAATAGATGAGATTATAGGATTTTTAATAGGTATAATATTTTTAGTGGTTTATTTCAAACATTATCAAAAGATATTTAATAAGAATGATACGCAACAAAATGAAATTAAGCAACCACTTTTAAATGATTATAAAGATAGTTTTGTAGGAGATGTAAAACCGGAAACGAATTCTAGAATACCTGTAATAGAAAATGATTATGTTAAGATGGATGAGATAAATGGTTGTATTGAGATGCCATATATATCTAATGAATTATTAGAGAAGGCACAGACGAATATATATGATATAAATAATTATTATAATGAGATAAAGATTTCACAGGATGCTTATGGAATTCAGGGACTAAATGCTGATATGGTTCATTATTCAGGATTTGATAAAAATGAAATAATACATAATTATAATTAGATATGATTATAAGAGATTTTTAATCATAAATAAATAAATAACTATAAAAACTAAGAATAATTTAAAATAAAAATCATAAGTAGTTAATAGATTTGAGAATTGTTGTGGTAATTTTTCAATAATTGAATTATAAATTAATGGGTAGAAGAAAAAAGCAACTATGATAATAATAATTGCTGATTTTCTAATATAATCTTCATTATAAAAAGGAGATGTTTTTTGAGGAGGTTGTGATTGTCTAGGTCGTATTTGACAACTATTGGGATTATTAATAATATAATCATTAGTTGGAGGAGGTGGTAGAGGTTGTTGATAATTGGTGTTAGAAGATGGGGGTTGATTATTAACTTCTTGATTAAATTCGTTTAAGATATCTTTTACTAATGGATCATCACTATCATCATTAGTAGGTGTTGAAGATGTTTTAAGTGGAATATTTTCGAGGGATGTCATCATATTCATTTTTATAAATAAGATTTGATTTTTAAATATTAGAAATATACGAATTGATAATTAAGAAAATATTTTTGACATAAACGTAGGTTCTATAATTTTATTATCACCTATTTCTCCAGTATTATTAAATTCAATAGGAGAACCATCGCAAACAACTTGTTTATGTTTATATTTATAACAACTTTCTCCTAATTTAAATATTCTACCTTCTATTTCTTCATTATTTGGAGCAATATAAATAACACAATTTTCTTTACAAACTCTTTTAAACATAAAAGATAATAAGATACCGAATAATGAACTTATAAAAATTTGTCCTAAATCTGTATATAATAATCTATGTGCTATTTTTTTAAAATCCATTTTACTATTTATAGATAATTTAAATAATGGGTTGTTCTATTGCTTTATCATTACATTTGGTATCTTCGACTTCATAAGTATAACATAAATCACTTTCATTTTTATAAATTATTTTATTTGAATTAAATGGATTTGGATATTTAATAATAATTTTTTGTTTAGGTGCTGATAAATAGACATATGAAATACCAATCAAAAATGCTATAAAAAAAGCAATAAAATTAAATCTAAAAACTTTTATAATCATTTATTTAATAATAATAGATAATTAAAATGTGGGATGTTTTTGAAGAATTTGGATATGCGCTATGGGATTTAATAAAAGTATTTGTTAGTTTATTTGTATTATTATTATATCCAATAATATATATATTAAAATATATATTAAGCAATGTTATGAATTTTGTATCATTAGTTTTAAGTAGTATTATAAATTTAGTAGTAATTTTTGGTCAAATAATGAAATCATTAAGTGAATATCTTCAATTTATTCCATTAATATTAAAAAATTTTGTTAAATTTATTAATATAGTTCTTGATTATATTACATATATTTATGCTATTATATTTGCTTTTTTAGCATGGTTTTTTGGATTTGCGGAGAATGGAAATGAAGATGAATTTTTTTAATTTTTAAAATTTTTATTTCTAATAATCATATATGTATAAATATCTTCAATATTAATTAAATCAGGTTTTTTTAAATTTTTTAATTTCTCTAAATCATTTTCTTTATTAGATTTTAACCAATTATCTTTTAATTGTGTAAAAGATTGATTATAATTCATATAAGTTTCATCATTCATATCTCTTTTTTTTTGAAAACGATTATTATAATAATTGATTCTATCTAAAATATCAATATGTTCTTTTTCTTTACCTTCTTTATATTTATTTATTTTTGTTAGAAAATTTTTTTTAGCATCTGTTATATTCTTATCATTCATAGTTGTCGTTAATAATAATCCAAAAATCATTTTTCTTTATTATTAGTATCTATATTTATTTTACTATCATAAACATTAGGTTGTGTTTTTTCAAATAATCCTTTATAAAAATCATCTAATTTTTCTTGTGGAGACATTTGTTCATCATATTCACTTCTAGGAATATATTTAATAATTACTTGTGGTTCTTCTAATTTCTTATATTTATTACTATAATATCCTTTAATAACTAAAACCATTCCTATAAATAATAGAAGGATTGCTAATGCTTTCATTTATTTATTTATTAAGATAAATAAATCAAATAAAAATAAAGTATTAATTAATATTTTAAATATTTATATAAAAATGATAGTCATTTATTATCTTCCTTAACTTCTTCCTTAACTTCTTCCTTAACTTCTTCCTTAACTTCTTCCTTAACTTCTTCCTTAACTTCTTCCTTAACTTCTTCTAATTTACGAGCAGACCATGCATCAACTTCTTGAAGATTTGATGCTAGATCATCGCTTTTTTTCGTAGAATTAATTACATCAATTCTGCGTTTATCAAAAATTTCATCTCGACTATCCATATTCTTTTTATATTCCTTCATTAAAGTATTTAGTTGAGTTTCACTATATTCTTGATTTTCTAAATCACTTGGATTTGGTGAAAATGGACACCAACAACCAACTTGACCAATATAAATATCAAATTTATTATCAATCTTTTTAAGAAATTCACATCTATTTTTAGCTTCATCAATAGTATCAAATACACCTCTAACCTTAATTCCACGAATACTAGTTGTGAAATTATTTTCACGATGGAAATCTGCTTCAATTTCGCTTGATTTTGTTGATTTAAAAAATTTATATTGTTCGTTCATTTCATTAGTATTAAAAATATATGAATGATTATCACGAATACCATTTAACATATCTTTATCATCTTGATATTTATTAATAAGATTTGCGAAAAGAATACTCATATCTTTTGTAAAATTATCCATAAATCGTGAAAAATAATATGCTTCTTTATTTTTAAGAACTTCTTCAGGACTTAGGAAAGAAAGAAGACAATAATTTTGATTTCTAATAGGTTTATCTTCATCAAGAAAATCGACTTCTTTAGTTGATACAAGTGTTTCTTCAGGCATTTTTCTATTTTAAACTAATATTAAAAATCTTATATCAATTTTTTATTTTCTTTTTATTTATTAATAAAGACACGATGGCGGAAGCATCATATTCATTCGATGTTTGGGCTGCAGTTATATTATTACTTAAATATCTTATAGAGGCGACAGCGGTTGCTATTATTGCTTATGTATTACCTAAAAATAAATTATCAGGAAGTGAAGTTGCGGTTATTGCTTTAACTGCTGCCGCTGTTTTCTCAGTATTTGATTTAATATCCCCTTCCATATCATCTGGTGCTCGTCAAGGTATAGGTCTTGGTGCTGGTTTCCGTATAGTTGGTTTCCCTGGATAAATTATAAAGAAGGTATAATTTTATAATTAAGTTCTTCGCATATTTTTTTCCAAATTTGGTCTTGAGCATATAATTTTTCACGACTTTTAAGTAATTGAAAGAATTTTAGATATTCATGTAATTCTAAAATTTGAAAGAATTTATAAAGAACATAACTATAAGATAGAAAATTCTTTCGTTCTTTTGGACAATGTTTTAAGAAAGGTGCTTGAATATCCCTAAACATATTACATAATTTATCTTCTAATTCTGGTGAAAATTGTGGTGTAGGAATTCCATTAATCCTATTAATAATATAATTAATATGTTCATAATATTTATTAATCCTTAATCTTTTCAATATCTCTCTCATTTTATTATAAGTAATATTCTTCGTATCATTTATTTTTTCCTTTTTTATTTCGCTTAAAATTTGTTCAAAAACTTCATTAGGAATATCTGTGCTTTCTTTCCCTTGAACTTGATTACACCATTCCCTAAAATGATTTATTCTTTTATAACTGAAATGCGAGGTATCTTTGGTGCTCTGTTTTAATATTGGTCGATTTTGTTCTATTAATAAAGGTTCTTGAAATCCACAGATCTCACATATCATAATAGCATCTTGTTGAATACATGTCAAAAGATTTGAACAATTTTTACAAATATCCTTATATTCACATTCATCTACTTTTTTAACGTGATTATTATTAGTAATTGATAAATATTCATCAACTAATGAACTTTTCTCAATAATTTTATCATCTTCTTCTACCACGGGTGATGAAGGATTAAATAATTCAATAATAGATTTATTTTTATATTTATATGTTTTGATATTGGATTGTTTTTCAATCATATCATAATAATTAAATAATATATAACTTGTATTCTCATAATATTCAATTTCATTATTATTATTTAAATTATTTACATCTTCTTTTAATTTTATAATTTCCTCCTTAATTTTAATATTACTACTCCACAAATCATTATAATAATTATCAAATTCATTTATTTCATTTGACTTATTATATTGAATAATTTTTTTATTAATATTATTAAAAATATCCTCTAATTCTTTTATCCGCTTTAAATTTATTTTCTCTTCTTCTATTTTAATCGAATAATCATTCATTACCTTATTATGCATCGCATCTAATGTGGATAAATCCTTATTATAATGAACCCTTTTCTTAGATGTTTTATCTTTAAACATTTATCTAATAATAAGTGTTAATAAATATGTTTATATAGTTGAATAAGAAATGTTTTTTTTTCTCCTATTATAGTATAAAGAATATAGCATAAATGGGTGGTGGTCTTCTTCAACTTGTCGCTTATGGAGCTCAAGATGTTTATTTAACT